ACACGAGTGGATGACTGCGTGGGAGTATGTTACTCGTGCCCCTTTCAAGAATGGCCGTGAAGACCTAGAGAAAGCGAAGTGGTACTTAGATTCAATTATAGATCGTATGATTGCTAGAGGGGAGTTTCGTTTTGACTCGCAAGATGATTAAGATTAAGTTGCCAGAAGGTCAACTGCTCAAACTACTAGGGTTCACTGAAGAGATGTTACGTATGGTAGAAGCCAATGAACTCTCCGCAGAAGAAGAACAAGCGGCGAAAGAACTTCGTCACATTTTTAACAAGACATATAACCTTTACAAGGAACAGGCTAGTGAAAGTTAAGATTGACCTATCACGTGACTCCCTGCTGTCAGAGCAGGGTATTGCCCTTATGAAAGACTACTACATGCTTCCGTGGGAAAATTCTCCACAAGAAGCTTACGCAAGGGCTGCGGAGGCGTATTGCTATGGTGACTACGAGTTTGCTCAACGCATTTACGATTATGCTTCCCTTAATTGGTTTATGTTTGCTAGCCCTGTCCTCAGTAACGCTCCTAGCGATGAAGGATCCAGTAAAGGTCTACCTATTAGTTGCTTTCTATCTTACGTCGGTGACAATCTTGGTTCCCTCATTGAGCATCCTGAAGAGGTTGCTTGGTTATCCGTAAAAGGCGGTGGCGTAGGCGGACATTGGTCAGACGTACGAGGCATCAGTGACAAGGCTCCAGGACCAATTCCGTTCCTCAAAGTAATGGATTCAGGTATGACTGCGTGGAAGCAGGGACGTACTAGAAAGGGCAGTTACGCTGCCTATCTTGATGTTGGACACCCAGATATTCTGGAGTTCATCAACTTCAAAACTCCGACTGGAGGAGACTTCAATCGGAAATGTTTTAACCTCTTTAATGCGGTTAATATTACAGATAAATTTATGGAGAAAGTATATGCAAATGAATGGTGGGAACTTAGAGACCCTAATGACGGAACTGCAAGAGATACAATCAAAGCTAGAACACTTTGGCACAGAATACTTGAAGCTAGGTTCAGAACTGGCAGTCCTTACCTTAACTTTATCAGCACAGCCAACAGAGGCTTACCAGAAAGCCAAAGAAAACTTGGATTACGCATTCACGGCTCTAACCTCTGCAATGAAATCCACCTCGCAACAAGTGAAGAACGCACAGCAGTCTGTTGCCTCTCAAGCGTCAACCTTGAAAAGTACGACGACTGGAAAGGAACAACAATGGTTAGAGACTTGGTTAGATTCCTTGACAACGTACTCCAGTACTTTATTGACCATGCACCAGAAGAACTTAGAAAAGCTAAATTCAGTGCTGAAAGAGAACGCTCGCTCGGTCTAGGAGCTATGGGCTTCCACGGGTACCTGCAATCTAAAGGTATTCCGTGGGAGTCAGGGATGTTTGGTGCATCTAGTGAAAACCACAAGATCTTTAAGTACATCAAGGAAGAAGCTGTTGAAGCATCTAAGGAACTCGCCAGAGAACGTGGTGAGGCTCCTGACATGGAAGGTACAGGGATGCGAAATGCGCACTTACTGGCAATCGCACCCAACGCTAACAGTTCTATTATCTGTAATTGTAGCCCTTCTATTGAACCTATTAAGTCTAATGCTTTTACCCATCGTACTCGTGCGGGTGCTCACCTCATCAAAAACCCATACCTCACCAAGGTATTAGAATCTTACGGTAAGAACACAGATGCCGTATGGAAAGACATCATCTCAAGTGATGGCTCTGTACAACATTTAGACTTCTTGACTGACGAAGAAAAGGATACTTTTAAAACAGCGTTTGAGCTAAAGCAGACTTGGGTTGTAGATCATTCAGCAAAACGGCAAGAATTTATTTGCCAAGGACAATCTGTTAATCTATTCTTCCCATCAGGGGCTGACAAGAAGTATGTGCGCCTAGTGCACCAGTTAGCTTGGGAAGGAGGCTTGAAAGGTTTGTACTATCTGCGTACATCTGCCGGTGCATCTGCTGATAAGGTAGGTAAGCTTGTAGAGCGTATGGCACTGAAAGACTTTGAAGGCGATGACGAGGATGTATGCGTGTCATGTCAGGGCTAAGGAAGAAATTCAATAAGGGCTTGTATCAACAGTACGATGCCCTTGCCCGTGAAGCGACTACAGAGTTTCTATTATCACAGGGATTCTCGGTTAGTCCTAACCCCGATGACTATGCGCAAGATTTAGTCGTATCGCACAAAGGAAGACAGTGGTTAGCTGAGTGTGAGGTGAAGACACTATGGAAACACGGGGACTTCCCTTTTGATAGCGTACAGCTACCTGAGCGTAAGAAGAAGTTCTTCAATACACTTACTACGTTCTTTATCTGGAATATGAATCTGACCAAGGCTGCGATGTTTTGGTCAAAGGATGTGGCAACCCTGACTCCAGTTGAAGTACCGAATAAGTACATAGCAGGTGGGGAATACTTCTACCAAATTCCACTAGACATGGTGAGGTTCGTATCCCGTGGATCAAGAAGAACTGTTTGAAAAAGAGCCTTTGGACATTGTAGAAGGATACACATGTATTAAATGTGATATCTTTCAGCCACCAGATCAGTTTAGGCACATGCTTGCGGGAGAAGTAAAAAGAACCTGTAAGTCTTGCCAACGGGGCCACTCCAAGGTAATTAGTGAATTAAGGAAGCTGCACCCGTACCCTAGCGACGATCATACGTGTGACTGTTGTGGTAAGGGTTTAGAAGAGCTTGGCAGGTACAAGCAGAAACGATTACAGACTTGGGTACTTGATCACTGCCACGTCACATTGACATTTAGAGGATGGGTCTGTCACAAATGCAACACAGGATTAGGAGCATTCTCTGATGACTGGAGACAGACTGACAACGCAACAAACTATTTAAGAAGGCACGAATATGAAGTTAGAGGAAAGATTACTGAAACTATGGATGAAACTGCTGAAGGCTTCAGTAAAGAACAAATCTAAAAAGATAGCTAAGATAGAATCTAAACTCATTCAACTAGAATTGGAGAAAAAGAATGGGCAGTAACCTCATAGAACGTACGAAGTTTTACGAAGAGATAGCTAAATGTAGCATTGATTACTCTCCTCCAACTCAGTACTTTACTGACGTTTTGGCATCTTTAGAAGATATGCAGAAGCAGATCAATGACTTACGCCAAGACAATGAGAGAATGAGTAAAGAGCTAGATAAGATATTTAAATAATTAGATTGCTAAAAAGTAATTTATGAATATAATAGTTAGATGGCCGGTTACTTTACCGGCTTTTTACCCTTCAACCCACAACTAACAATAGGAACATTTATGTCGCTACTTGAAGGAAGTCTTGTATATAAACCTTTTAGGTATCCAGAGTTCGTGAACATGGCAATTCAGCACGAGCGTATTCATTGGATTGAAGATGAACTGGAGTTACAAACTGACGTAGGCCACTGGAGAAACGGACATCTCACCCCAGCAGAGAAAGAACACATTACACAGATTCTCAAGCTGTTTACTACAACGGATGTAGCAGTCGGTACAAACTATTTGGAGTATTACCTACCCAAGTTTAAGAACAATGAAGTACGTGCAATGCTATCTAGCTTTGCCGCTCGTGAGTTTATTCACCAACGTTCGTACGCATTGCTAAACGACACGCTTGGCTTAGATGAGGCTGAGTTCTCTTCATTCTTAGAAGTAAAACAGATGTCGGATAAAGTGGACTTTATGAGTGACATTGATATGCATAGCCACCAAGGGACTGCTTTGGCTATAGCACGTAGTGTACTGAATGAGGGTGTATCTCTATTCAGTGCGTTTGCTATGCTTCTTAACTACCAACGCTATGGCAAGATGCCTGGAATGTGTACGGTAGTAGAATGGTCCGCACGTGACGAAACAATGCACAGCGACGGTATGGCGATGCTCTTTAGAGCATTCTGTGAAGAACACCCACGAATTGTAAATGATGAGTTTAAAAAAGCTATATACGAAATGTTTAGGACTGCTATTAAGCTTGAGGATAAAGTTATTGACATTGCGTTTAAAATGGGCGCTGTACAAGGTTTGTCGTCAGAGGAAGTTAAGCAGTATATCCGATTCCTTGCTGATAGGCGACTCATCCAACTCGGTCTTAAAGGTAACTGGAAAGTAAAAGAAAATCCTTTACCTTGGATGGAAACTATGCTAGGCTCAGACTCAATGAGTAACTTCTTTGAAAAAAGGGTTACTGACTACAATGCCTCTGGTATGACAGGAGATTGGGGTTGGGATGACGAAGATGAGATTGGTCAACAAGAAGCTGCCTAAAGACGTATATCTTGAAGGTGTAGAGGCTTTCAAGAAAGGTAGATTAAATAATCCGTACAAAGCATATACGTATTATTGGAAAGAGTGGGACAGAGGTTTTAACTCAGGCTACTTTGAAAACCTTGCTTTAGCATCCTAAGTAAGTATAACAGCCATAGTATACCCACAAGGAAACTACTATGGCTGACTTTCTATTACTTGTATTAGTATCTTTATCTTTTATGGTAGTTTCAGTAGCTCTTGCCGCTCGCTACGGTGTAGAAGCTTTGATCATTTGGGACAACTATAAAAAAGGCCACGTACATGTGGCCCAAGAAGATGATAGTTATTTAGAAGATGAGGAAGACAATCACCCGTTCTAACGGGCGAAAGCTTCATCTGTTTGAAAAGAAGTCTCAAAAGACTGAACTTCTTTATTCCATTCATCTACGGATGTAATACCAAATCGTGTAAGAAGGTATCTGCCTAGCACTGCCTTCTTAGCGTCCTCTATTGTTACTCCTGTCATGCGTACTTGCTCTTTTGCTTCTTCAATCATCTGATACGCAAGTCTTGGGTCAGAGAATGTTTCAGCAAGAATGCGCTGTGCTTTCTCAGGTCCACCTGCCAACTTAAAGAACAAGTTAGAAATCATCTTGCTTCTACGGCCTTCTTTACTCAACGGCCCTTGAATATAGTTGATTGTCATGCCTACAACCGTAGCTAGATCGTCAGGTGCTCCTGTGATGACTTTAGGGTCCATACCCCGCATCTTAGGAGACT